TAGCGAGCCAGTGAGCATCCCGTTGTTGACATTCTTAGACGAAGACGTCTGCGTAGAAGTCGACGGTGACCCGAAGAGTGTTTTACCGATACCGCCCATTTCGTTCTTTCTGTTTCTTGTTGAATTCGTCTTTAGTCAAACACATAATCTCATGGTCACCATCGGGGTAGGTCTCTATCCCTAATGACACGAAACCAATTCTCTTGGCTAAATATCTAGCGCCTCGTAGATTGACGGGAGTGATGCCTCGGACGACTTCAGCGCCTTGGTGATTGAATAAGTCGTGATACATAGCGAAGGCGATATCGAGAGCCTCTCTTCCACGGGCCTTGAAGAACCAGTGGGCGGTATAACAACCTGGATAGTCAAAAGTCGCTATACCGACATTCTCCCCGACAACATACATGATGTTGTGGCGGTTCGCTATCCAACCTTCGTAGTCAAAGCTATCACCATTGAACTCGAAGCTTGCTGCTTTTAGCAATTCATGGTCAAACGACCTATCGACTGTTATGCTACCTTTATTGCACAAAGGGTCTGCTCCTGAATGGTCAATCCGCCGGTAGAAGCCTGAGCTTCCCATGCCAAACCAATAGTGTGGGTGGTATTGTCACCGGGAATAGTTACTAGGACGCCGCAGAACATCAAGAAATAGGCACCGTCTCCATTGGTATTGCTGTTAATGGCATTATTCGCGGGTGAAGAAGGTGAGGGCCAAATCCTAACACCGTCACGCATAACAGAACCACGCATTCCGTGAGTTCCGCTATTCCAGCTTATCATCCCATTAACCATAAAGGTTCGAGCGATACCTGAAGCCGCAATAGTCACGCTACAAACTTGGGTAGCGATTGTTGGCGCGGAGCTAACGACGGTATTAGTGCTAGTGCTGAACTTATAGGCTTCTACAGTTCCACCGCCTCCACTAGAAGGCGTGACCCATGTCGGGTCTGCACTGGCTCCATTGGTTTGGAGGACTTTACCGGCTGTTCCAGCAGGAAGTCGCTTCCAACCCGAGGCCCCTCTGAAGAGGATATCCCCTTGTGTCGGAGTTCCTGCGATGAAATCTAGGATATCATCGATAGAACATGCCGTCGGGGCAGCCGTGCCAGCCGTCTTATTCGCGAGAATAGTCTTAGCGGCAATAGTGGCAAAGTCGATGACGCCATTACTGACATCAAGACCGGAACCAAGCGCTAATTTCTGAAGAATTCTAGCAAACTGCGGTGTCGGTTTACCATCTTTATCGACAATCTCAACCTGAGTGCTAAGCGGAGGCAGAAGACTACTGACCATCAGAGGCTCCTCCTATTTCAACATTCAGACCGTCGATGCGACGGGCGTAGCCGGTATCTGTAATCTTAAATAGAAGCCCCGGCGATTTAACGATACCTAATCCGTAATAACGGGCATAGGTCTGACTGCCGCGAGGCGAGGCCTGGACAGTTCCATGATTGACCCAATCAATGGTGTCAGACGTCTCTAGGGTGATACCAAGCGTAGTCGCATCGATACCAAGCGGAGGTTGCGTCTGCGAGAGAGCGACTTCAGCCATGTAAACCGGCTTGACATTACGAAATCTCTCGGTAACTCCACCATAGACATAAGACGTAATAGGCGTGGTTTCGTAATCCAGCCGCCCTACGGCATCGATTTCATAGAGTTTGCCACTATCGGGGTCAATGCAAACATTGATACCGTTCCAATCGCAACCGTCGACACCACGCCAATAACTATCGGCATCGGGCGAAGTCCATTGTGACCACTGTTCAGAGAGTTTGTCATAGACGTAGGTCTCTGCACCGGCCTGTAGGACATAGAAGTCGTGGTCGTCTTGTGTAAATGTCCAAGCCCGAAGAATACGTTCCTCGGCTCCAACAAGGATTGCAACCAGAACCGTCGAGCCAGTAACTCTGATAGGCGTCACAGGGGTAGCAACAACTTGCCCCTGCAACGCCGTCATATACTCCCCTACAGTAGGGAAGTTAATAGCAGTGAGAGCCAGCCCCTGAGTAATCCGACCGAGTTCGGTTGCGGCACGAAGCGCAATGAGCGTTCCGCCTTCAGTAGTCCGGACTTCAGGAGTAGCGGTCATTACACCGTCCTATTGAGCTTTAGGTTAAGGGCATTAACGAGGGTCTTGTTCCAGTTAGTCCCGCTCGGGTCTTGGTCAAACAAGTCCCACCAATACGTATAGGCTGTCGTAATAGTCCGGTCGGCACCGTTGCCGGTATTGACACCGGAAACAACCGAAACCTGAAGATTACCGTCACCACCATCGACCTTGCGACTACGATGCATCACCATGACCCCTCGAACCGATGTGACGTTATTCGGAAGGTCGGACAGTGAGAACTGTGCCGGAGCGGGCAGGGGGAACGGAGCCGAGATGAACTTTGCGTCGTCATCCGGCGATATCTCGTTGATGAGGTTATAACCGACTAGCGAAGTCAGAGGCGTCCCCGCAGTCGATGCGGCATTAGTGTCGGTGTAAGTCAGGACGTTACCGACGGTGTAGTAAACGCTTTCACCACCGGCAGTAGTTCCGCGATAAATCTTATACCCGGTTGCACCGCTTACAGAGGTCCACGTAAGGGTATTTGAAGACGTCGTCCCTGTCGTGACTTGAGAGACTTCGTTAGACGGAAGGGTTTCACCCGATGGTGTAATCGCCGAGACTTTGTAGTAATACGTCCCTGCTGCAAGAGTTCCACCAGTCGTTGAAGTCGAAGGTGCATTCAAAGTAGGCGGCCCACCAGCAGACGAGCCCCACGGCATCGTGACGTCGGCATCAGGAAGAAGCTTATAGACCTGACACGAACCCATGAAGGCGTTGTTTACCGAGGTCGTGCCGTCCCAAATAATGAAGTCTTTGACGTAAAGCGTCGGAGCCCCGGTCAGAGCACCGAAAGCAACCATCCCCATTTTGACGTTTTGGGCGGTTCCGACAGACCCGGAAGTATTCGTAATAGTCTTGATATTAGTAAGTTTTAGAACCGTGACGCCTTCGAGGCGGACTTCGATAGACCCGTTGACTGCATCAAGTGCGAACTGCGTTTCTACATGCCGCCAGGCATCTGCAATCACAACAGGATTGACACTCTGGCCAAGCAGGACGTCTCCGCCGCTGTCAGACCTATATGCCTGAAAATACCCACTAGGATTACAAGTTACGAAACAGTGCGTGTTATTACTGGTATCTGCAACCTGAGCGAACCTAGGCTGTCGATTAGTGCTATCCGGAAGGCTTGTAAGCCAATATCTTGCCGCGACACCTACGACAGTCTGAGGACCGTTAAGAACCTTTCGGAAGGTCGAAGTGCTGTTCGGGCTTAGCGTAAGGACAGTCTTGCCACCCGCAGTCGGGTCGGGGTCGGCTGTCAGCGACACCCAAGAGAGTTCGGCATATGGACCGTTTAGCATCAAACCGGCATTAGTGCCGTAGCTAGTGAAATCGTCCATCCACTGAATAGCCAAGATTAACCTCCTAAAGAAGCAAGGATTGCGTCCCGAGTTTTCTCGGCAATCGCGGGGTTGGAAATTGCGCTCGGATTACCGGCGATAGAGAATACCGTTCCGTCATCAGCAACGAGAACGACCGATGTATCTTTCATACGGACGGCGGTGCCACCATAGACACCGAAGTTAAAGGCGCGTCCTTCGATACGTTGAAACGGAGCTGCACCGTCTCCGGTGGCTCGCCAGACCTCGACAGACTTCTCACCGAGAAGCCAGAACTCATCCCCGACAACCCTGATTTGAAGGATTTTATCAGGGAACCGTTCAGCAGTCGCAAAGTCTAGTGGCTGGAACTGAAGACTACCGGGCTGAAGCCAATAGAAGCGGTCCTTACCGGCGACTGCCGCTAGGACAAAACCGTTGAATACATCAATCGAGGAGAAGGCGATACCGCTGCCTTCAATCAGAGAAACATCGACATCTGCTAGAGCCGCCGTCCCGTTAGTGTATTGAAGAGTATATCCATCCGTGATGAATAGATAGCCATTGGTGGCACACATATCGGGCGCACCAGTGCCCTGTATCATCCCGGTGATATGGGTAGTCGAGATAACCCTTGCCGGAGACATCGTGTGTCGGTAGAGGTCTAGGCCTGCGACATGAAAGACATCACCGTTGCAGAAACCAGGCTGCCTGAAGATACGCCGACCGGGTTTGTCATCGCCGACGGACGTCAACTCGACTAGGGCCGGTCTCTCAATTAGACCGACTTGGTCATCGGTATTAGTCGGGTTAGTTTCAAAGAACCGATTGATTAGCGGGACCAAGGGCTCATCAGAACGACGTCTGACCCACTGAGTAATCCCTAGAGGGACACTTACCTCCACGGGTAGGGCCTCCCTGTGTTGAATTCAGAACTGTTGAGATTGGTAGAAGCACCGTTATCGGTCGCAAAGCCTCTCGTGTCGAGGTCGGAAGCTACCTCACGCCAGGCGTGGTAACGCCCACGAAGAAGGGACCGGGCACGTTTCATAGCAGAGATAGTCTCTCCCGCTAAGGTCAGACCATAGCGAGGGCTCAATCGAAGGGCTAGTGTCGTGATGAAGTAATCATCGAACTCAGCCGGGAACGGCATGTCGTCGTCATAGGCTATCGTAGAAATCTTAACCCACGAACCGATATCGGCACGATACATCCACTGGCGGGTGTCGTTATCGGTGGTTAGGGTCACGCTAGAAGCCCCCTCGATTTTACGGCCATTGCCGTCGAGGATGACGTTAAAACTCGAAAGATTTCCGCCGACATCAACTAAGCTAAGCCGTTGTCCCTCAAAGGGTTCCGGGTCGAGCTTAAACGTCTGCGAAGACGTCAGATTAAGAATAAGTCTGGCGTTATCAGGGATAAAAACCGACACCAGCGAGGACTGGTCATAAGGTCCGCCGATATTTAAGTCATCGATGCCGTCACCGGCTTCATAGCCAACAGTCGACAGAATGATGTTATTAAGACGGTTAAGGGCTTCGTTCTGCTGGTTAAAAGTGGGCGGAATGCCCATCGGGATTAGGTTGCCTTCCCTATAGGCGTCTGTGATGATGCTAGAAGCTGTCGTCATTCCTAATCCTATTTTTGGCAAGACTTGCCAAGAAAATAAGGGGGAGAGGTTTTCGCCCCTCCCCCGAATTCATTAGCTGCCGCAGACGCGGACGCCATACCGACGGTCGCGGACGTTAGCCGTGAGGGCAACGTCGAAACGAACTCGGTGTTCACCGGTCGCGAACGTGCTGTCCTGCCACATCCGGATAGACAGCGGAAGCTGCGTAAGGCTCTTACGCTGCGCCGTGCCGGTCGCGGGCATGATGAGGTCGGCCGTGTTAACCTGAATGAGGTTCTTATCGAGCATGATACGCGGCTGATAAGTCGTCGCAGCCGCAGCCGCAAACGTAATCACTGCGTTATCAGCCGGAGCCGAACTCACCGTGGCGTGAGCCGTGTTGGCACCACCATTCGGGATAATCATCGCCGGGAAGTAACGGAGCGACGCAATCGCACCGGTGCCGTCAGCGACGTGGTCACCCACGACACGGAACTGTTGCAGGTGCAACTGAGCCTGTTGCTTACGGTTGTCATATGCGAAGACCGTCGCGACGGTAAAGACTTCACCATCCTTAATCGTGGCGTTAGCACCGAAACCGTCCGCAGCCATAGTGCCGGTGAGATACTGGCCCGGAGCGCCCGACACAGCCACAGAGGCGTAGTTGACGTTCTGGTTGGCACCGTTCACCGCACCGTTGGTGCGAGAACCCGTGGTGATGCTAGAAAGCTGCTGCGTGAACATCGTCGGGACACCGCCGATTTCACCCGAGAAGCCGCTACGGAAAGCGCCAGTCGAGAGACTATCGGTCGCCGGATAAGCAACGATGGTATTAGCAAGAGCCTCCTTGTCGTCGTAAGGCAGCACGAGCTTGAGGTTGGCGTCAGGAACGCCCTCCTTCTTGATACGCGTGTAAGCCTTAAGGACGTCGCCGAGAGCCTTGACCTGACCGCCCTGGGTTCCGACTTCGTTGTTAGCAGCAAGCTGCGCCGTCTTCAGGATATAGGCGTCAATCTGCTCGGCCATGTTCATCGCGGCATTCGCAAGAGCAACGCTCTCACGGGCCTCACCGATGTCACGGATTTTGACGAAGTCGCCCCAACCCATGCTCGAACCGAAAACGTCCTGAACAGTGAACTGCTCCGAACCGAAGACGCTATCCTGCACACCGGCAGTAAGGTCGGCAACGCCAGACGTAGTCCGAGTGACGTTATAACGGGGACCGACCTGTTCCGAAACCTTCAGACCGTTACGGTCATCCATTTCGGTGTCATACTTCTTCCAAGTAACCAAGTCCTTTGCGAGGAGGTTATTCTGGAACGTCGCCGCGAAGGCGTTGAGGACCAACTTCTGCTGGTCGACAGTAATAGTAGCCATTAGCTATGTAATCCTTTCAAATAGCTAACCTTCGCGGAAAGACTTCTTACTTTCGTTTAAAGAATTCTTTCTCGAAGGCATCCAAATCGTCTGTGTCGCCGGGCACCGCGAAACGACCACCGGAACCACGAGACATCGCAGCCGGGGGCTTTGGAGCACCGGAGACTTTCTTGGTATTGCGCTTCTGCTCAGGGGCCTTGGTGAAACGGGCATCAAGACGACCAATAGCGAGAGTTGCAGACGCGGGACCCGAAGCAACGATTTTTTGGGCCTCGCCGATATTTTGAGAAAGGTAATACATAATCTGCGGACCGTAGTCGCACGACATAATGGTTGCGGCCAAGAATTCGCCGTAATTAGGGTCGATACCATCGAAGGCTTCTCCCATAGTCGCAAGACGTTCGCGAATATCAGGTAGTTCTTCGGTGGCAGCATCGACCTTTTCAAGCCACGAACTTTTCAGTTCCTCTTGAGCGGCTTCAAACATCGACTGTTGTCGTGCCGTCTCCTCGGCTTCCTTTGCAGCCTTCGTTTCCTGTGCAATCGTGAACTTCGTTAAGTCACGAATAAACGCAGGGTCGAATTCGCCTAGCGGATAAATCGGCTCGCCATTTTCATCGGTTGCATCGGGGCTAGGAGCCTCAGCCGGTAGCTGCTCACGCAGCGGCTTCGGTTCGGCAGTTGTATTTTCCTCAGATTTACGAACTTCATGCGCTTCAAGGCGCTTAAGGAGTTCGGCCTCACGGCGTTCCGCCTCACGCTTTCCACGCGTCAGTTCGTCGATGCGGTCCTGAAAAGACTTCTTACCCTTCTTAGGTTCCGGCTTAGGTTCCGGTTCGTCATCGGGGTCTTCATCCTCAGTAGGTTCATCCTCCGAGGCATCTGTATCTTCTTCGGTTGCGAGGGCATCGTCCTCGGTCTCAGGGACATCCTCGTCTTCGACCTTATCTTCCGGGTCATCGGTGGCCACCGGCTTCCGGTTGAAAAAGGCATCTTCGAATGCATCGAGATTGTCCATATCGACAAGATTACTGTTGTCGTCAGTCATAGAGCTATCGCTCAAAGTTGCGTCCTTTCAGACGTTCCCGTGTTGCGGATTAGTCGGAGGCTTCGGGTTTAGGGCCTTCATCCGTGGTATTTTTTGCAGAAGCAGATTGCTTCTTTAGTTCGAGATTGCCGGCGTTGTTCTCGCGGACAGTCTCAATCTTATGGGCTTCTAGTTCGATGTGGGCTTCGTGCTCCATCCGCTTGATAGCGGCTTCTTCATCGAACCGTGCGATTTGGGCATAAGCGGAAAGACGTTCAGTCTCGGCCTTGAATTCCTCGATTTCGAGCTTCTTCGCCTCAATCGCGGCCTTAGTCTTAAGGGTTTGGTTCTCCTGTTGAAGCTTGGCAAGCTCCTGCTGAGCCTGCTGCATAGCCTCTTGGATTTGAGCCTGAGCAGCCATAAGCTGCTGCGGGTCGACACCCTGCTCTCCCATCTCGGCCTTTTCCTTGTCGGAGAGAAGCTGCGGCGGGATAGTCTTACGAAGACGTTCAGCGAGTTCTTCCGAACCCGGCCAATCCTGGGCCTTAACGACGAGGTCCCCGGCGACTTGCATGATTTCAGGGAAGACCTGAATTGCGTCCATCATCGCCTGAGCCGCCTCGACACGACGGGTCGTATAAGAAGCCCCGGTCGTAATCGCGACGTCATACGTTCCCGTAGAGAGGTCCGGGCTTGCCGGGTCCATCGGGTCGTTAATCTTAACGAGCTTGGTGCTCTCGTCTTCTCCGATAATCCGGATGATACGAGTTCCGTCATAAATCTGCGGAATTAGCTGATTAATGACGTCACCGGCTTCAAGAATGGCGGCGTTACCGTTGTCGTAATAAGTCAGTGATGCGACGTCGCCTTCACGCTGACGGGCCATAATGGCTCGGCCAGAGGTCTCGTTAGACTTGATGCCTAGGCTGGCATCATGGATGCCTGTGACGTCTTTCATGTCCTGTGTGTTAATCTGTGCTTCGTTAAGAAGTGCAGTCTGCATCACAGGAGGTTCGACACGCATCGGGGCTGCCGAGGCATCGTCGTTATATACCAACAGTGGGTCGCGGGAGAGGTGTGCCTTACGGAACTGTTCTTCCCTGCCTTCAACAGCGCTTTCTGGTGCAATCCACTGAGCCTTGGGGGCGTAACCCAACTGCTCGGCTGCTACCGAACGCCAGAAATTTCGCAGCCGGGCGGCATCCTTCATGAAACGGACCAAACCGTAACGGACGCGGCGTTCACCTAATGAAACCGTTCGGCCCGACATACGGATAATCGGGAGACGGTTGATTTGATATTCATATGGACCGGCGAGGATTTTATAGCCGGTGACAAGATGCATCTGAGCAAATCTAACCGGAGCAATACGAGACTTAATCAGTCCTCCGTGCTGCTCCTGAAGTTGTTCGAGCTTTTCACCATCGATGACGTGGATGCTACCGTCCTCGAACATCCCGAGGAAACGCTTCCGTTCAATCATTCGCCAGTGCTCGGTGACCTTCACCGTGCCGTCATCAATCCATCCGGAGTTCCGCATCGTCCGCTTCTCGGTATCCGAGAGGGTCGACGGGTCATCCTCAGGCCATTGCCGTTTGAACTCCTTCGTAGGGAGGGTGTCATCGACGAAACAACGGCGGGCGTCACGACCAGTAGGGTCGATAGAGAGACGGTCCCAAACCACTGAGAGACAGTCTTCGATAGGAAGGAACGTAATCTCTTGGTCAAAGACGTCATCGCAAGAATACTGGACACCGACACGAAACGCACCGTCGCCACACTGTATCATGCTCTCAAAGGTATTGTCTAGGATACGGTCGGCACGAGACTTCGTGTGAATAGACCTGATAAGGTCAGACCGGATATCCGCGATTTCCTTGTCGCCGTTCTCACCGGGAATTACCTTGGCGGCATTCCTGTTCTCACGCCAATCTCCGACAAGCTGAGCAGTGAACTGCGGCATCGTGTTAATGACGAGACACGGAAGACCTGAGCGCTGCTGTAGGACTTGTGGGTCCCACTGGTCGCCTGCGACGAACTTCTTATCCTCTAGGGCGGCCTTGCGGTTATCGCTGTCGGCCTCTAGGTCGAGTTCGTAGTTCTCACGGAGGTCTTGGAGATAATCCTCGACAGTGTCGAAACCTTCCGGGACATACTTTGCCTCAGGCTTCTTCAGTTCATCGCTGTCGAAACTGAGGGTATCGACCTCGTAGGCTTCGTCTTCTTTCATATTTTTACCCTACCATCCATGAGGTATCGGTTTCACCGCGAAAAACATTCGCCTTG